CGGGGAACGTATATATAATGGGATAATGGTATTATGACTGCCGTACCGCAGTGTCATGACATTCCGTCCGAATCGATTGTGTTCTTAGTACCGTGTTTCCGTCTAAATTGTTGAAGAATCAGTAGACATTTAGACCGTTATTTCCGTATTAAGTAATGTGACGTTCCGACCGTCTCGTATGTGGCATGCCGTACCGCATGTATGTAAGAGAGTTGTTGTGTTGTGTGTATTTACCTTAGTATGCAATTTTTGTACACAAAATCCATTCTATTAGTGTTATTACGTAGAATTGATTGTAAGTTTTGCTTGTTTTTTGTTGATAAAACAGGATATTGCTGGAGAACCAGAAGTGCTCGAAAGAGTGCCCCCCGTAAGGGGGAGGCCGCGGGGCTTATGCCCCGTGTTGTAAATCCAATTGATTATTAGTTGGTGTCGATGCAATTAATTTTGTGTTGATGTTCTGTAGTATAAATGTAAGTGGAGAAAGTAAGGCTTCTTCAGGGTTATTTGCAATTAATTTTGTGAATAGCTTATGGATCGGGTAATCATTCCTGGGTCTTATGTAGGTCTAGCTTATGTTTATATGGTCTAATTTTTCTTGAGGAAAATGTGATGGTGGTTCAATGGATGCTGGCTAAGTATGGTCCCGGCCGCGGGATCGATTTAGTGACGAGTTAGTCCTCGTTTACAGTTGAAGTTTGCCTTAATTTACCTATATTTTTCCGAGTTATTTTAGGCGCCCAAGTCAGGGTATAATCATGGAGTGCATCTATGAAACTCGTGAGGAGTCTAAACTCGCTCGTGCGGAGGTTAAGCGCGTTGTTCCTGCTTGTAAGGCAACTTACAAGCAAAAGCGGGAGGAGGGATTTATTCCTCTTTCTGATCATAAGGCTTACTATCAGCGATTGTCTAAAGAGATTGCTGAGAGTAAGTTGAGTGGAAAGGAGGAAGAAGTGCAAGGTTCTGAAGAAGGAGTTGCACTTTTTCAAGTTCATGTCCCTGGTGTTACTGTTGGGGATGATGAATTGGTTCAGGATTTGTTTTCAGGGTGTTCTGCCTTGGAAGCTGGTCCGATTGATGAGGAGGATGATGGCTTTACTGACATCATTCCTCCTCCTCAAGTTACGTTCGTTAACTATGTTCCTCGTTATTCTGCGGATACAGCTGCAGGTAATAGGGAACTAGCTTATATGAAGGTTAACCGTTTTGGTGTCCGTGAGTGCACGGATGTCGAGATGGAAGACTTTCTTACTAGCATGTTCTTTTATGCTAGTGAACGTCCTAAGACTGAATATTCAGCTTTTATTGGTGATTACGAAGGGGTGTATTTATACGCCGTCTTTTGTGAAGCCATTAATAAAGCTGTTATTGTTCAGTTGAGGGACTTGTTCGTTCGTTCTATGGTAGAAGATTGTAGAGTTAAGAATGTTAAGTACGGATGGTATCGCGTTTCTTCGCGAATGTTCGTATCTAATGTTGTTGCTCAAGGATCTTTTATCGATGTTGTTCATTGGAGTGATCTTCGTTTGCCTGAGAACAAGTTTGTTTTGCCTGATCAGGGCGTTTCAAATTTGTTGTTAGACAGGTGGAGATCTAGTGGTGATTGGTCAGCAATGTCTGGAGAAGATTTTGCATGTTCTATACCTGCCATAGCTCACATCGAGTGCAATTGGTGTGATGTTTGTGGTGGTGTAGATATGTGTAGACATATTCTTTATGATATTGTTGGTCATAGTATTGTTGACTTGTCTTTGTGGATGCCGCTAGCAGTTCGTAGCGTTTACGATTTACTTCGTTTGCGTGAGAACCCTAGCGTCGTTTCTTTGAGTTCGCCTCATATCCGATACGCCATGGCTAGATCTTTAGCTATGAAGTATCATGATGTGAGGTTGATTCATTGGAGAGCTGCTGCTGAGAATCTGTCCTATGAGTTTTATCCTCATAGGATCGTAGCACAAGCTGGTTTTGCTGAAGCTTATGCTATGTTAACCGCGTCATTTAGCGTTCTTTGGGATATATTTATGTATGTTCCAAAGAAAGCTGGTGATGCGGTTCAAGATTTGATGCGGTTTCTTTTACAAAAGATGAGAGAGTTCGTTGATTATGGAGTGATGGGAGTTGCGTCAGCTGTAACTGCTGCACTGTTTAATAAAGCGAAAGATGTACTTGATGGTTTCAGTCATTTGAAACCATTGTTTATTTCGTTTATTAAGACAGTTGTAAGAGTTGCAGTTGGTTATTCTGCCACATCTGTGTTGTTGGAGATGGCTTGGGATAGTGATACTGTGTCTCAAGCTTGTGAATTATTGAAGCGATTTCTTCCTGGAGCTTTGGGAGGAGTCGCTGAAGTAGCGCAAGGTAATGAAGATTTTGGTGCTATTGTTGGTGCGTTAGGTGTTGCTTTGTTTGTCGGTTTTGGAAAGATGTGTCCTAACTATAAAGGCATGTCCGATTTGCTTATGGCTATGATCGTTTCTGCTGCGGCTTTTAACCGCGGGCAGTTATGGGATCAGTTTAAAGCATTGAGGGCTTGGTTTGATGGTGAAGAGCGTTTATCTAGAATTGAGATATTTCGGTGTCAGTTTCCTGATAGTATTAACATGATTGAGTGTTATGAAAGGATTGTGGATGAGAAGCAGGCTGGTCACAGCGTTGCGTCGATGAATGGTGATCTCGGAAGTTTTTATGCTCGTTATTTAAAAGAGCGTAAAAATTTTGGGAGAGACACTGTGGAATTGATGTCGTTGTGTAGTCCTGCTTTGCATTACATTCATAGTAATGATATTCAGCCTGTTGAGGCTGTTCGTCGAAGACCTGCTTGTTTTGTGTTTTATGGGCAATCTAACATCGGCAAGTCGAGACTCGTCTCTCGAGTTGCTGATGCTATTGCTTATAAGCACAAGGCAAATTATGCTCCTGATGATCATTTTTCTACTGCAAATGCTATCTTCAATGTTAATGTTGGAGATGATTATGCTAGTGGTTATGGTAATCAGGATATATGGGTTTTTGATGAGTGGTTTCAGGAAAAAGATTCCGAAGCGAAGCCAAGTAAGAGTGTTTCTTTGCTTTTTACTTTGGTTTCTACAATGCCGAATCGGTTAAATATGGCAGCAGTTGATGATAAGGGGAAGTTTCCTAGAGTTTCTCTTGTCTTAGCTGCTACGAATATGGATGTGAGTGATCACTCGATTAAGTCGAGTGTGAAGTCTATCCATCATCCGGATGCGCTTATTACTCGTTTGAAGTATAGAGTTAAACCTATAATTCGAACTGGGTATTGTGTTTATAATAAGCGTATCTGTCATATGACTGATAAGGGTCCTGTTATGCTTGGAGACATGCTTATTCCTGAAGAGGAATTGTATGAATTTAAGATTACTGGACTTGGTGATGTAGTTATCAAGGGTGATTTGCCTAATGGAAATTTTTCATGGGGTGCGTTGCTTGCGTTAGTTGATCATGAGTATGTTCTTACTCGTGAGAGAGTTGGTGTGGATTCACAAGAAGTTAGTCAGAACTTTTCTCGATGTAATTTCGACAGCTATGGTAATGTAGTTGAAGAAGTTTTTGAAGGGGAAAGCGAAGAAAAATGTATTGTGAGTGCACAAGGTATTTCAGAGTGGTTTAGTAGACTCTGGAAGCCTTCTGTTTCTAAGACTCGATTCTTTAAGTTTGTATCTTATGAAGATTATATGTCAGGTACTAAGCTTGAGGAATTTGAGGAAGAGATGGAAGAGTGTTATCGTGAGGATACTGATACTGTTCGTGCTTATAAGGAGTTATCCGGTTTTGGATCTGTTAAAAGAGACATTGCTGGACCTGATGGCACGGTGGAACAGGTTAGTGTTGCTTATTGTTATGTTAAGCCCAAGAAAATGTATGATGCTCATACTCTTGGGTTTGGTTTACTTTTAGTTGCTATAGGTGCTATTGCTGCTATACCGATAGCGAAGAAGTTGGTTGCGAAGGCTCGTGATTTGAAAGAAGTCGCGGACGTCGTTGTCGATGGAATCGCTTGTAAGTGGAAAGGTGATAGTGCCTGCTATGAGCCTGAGGGTCACATTATTGAGTCTGGGGGAAGGAAGTATTTCGTTGTTAATACTAAGAACGGTTATGCTTCTTACCCTCAAGGTATTGATAATGGGATGCTTGAGCTTATAGGTGGTATGAGGCTGGTACAGCAGACGCCCGTTATATATGATTCAATTTTTTCGATTGTAAACAATAAATTGTTGATGGGTAACGCGTTTGCTATAACAGACTCCAGGTTAGTTCTTCCCCTGCACATTGCTCGTAGTGTGCAAAAGAACGGTGGTGTTTTATCTAACGGTAAGATATCGGTCACTTTACCCGGACAGTGTGGGGTCGTTCAAGGATTCCACCTCGACGAGTTGAGTGATGATGTTGCTGTGTTATGCTTGGATGCTTTTAAGCTGAATGGCATACGCAGCAATGTTAGAAAACTTTCTAAGAATACTCCTCATACAGGCTTGTGTCGTCAAGTATTCAGAGACGCTTTGGGCGAATTGCACACTAGTGAAGGGGCTTATTATAGTCACGATCAAGAAGTGCAGTACGTTTCGAATGGCTTTGAGTATAAGATAGACAAGGAGTTTGTTAGGAGTACTAGTCTTAGTGGGTTTTCTGGCATGTGTGGTGCCGTGTATTTGAATAGGAGCGACAAAATCAAGAGTAATATTGATGGAGGAGTTGTTATGGGAATACACGTTGCTGCTGATGAGACTCGACAGCGTAGGTTGTTCAGAGTTTTTGATGATGTCACATTTTCATTGAATTCTTTATTACATACTTCGTATCCAGCTCTGGAAGGAGCTGAAAATGGTCTTGGAGCTGCTCTTGGTTTTGAGAGTGCTCGATCACCATTGAAGGGGAAAGTTTTTACCGAGGGTCGCCTTGGGAAAACTGATGTACCTCCGTGTGAAGATGTAATGGATTATGATGTGGCGCACTTGCTCCCTTATGAAGATAAGGGTGTTGAGTGTGATGTGATGTTGTCTGGACTGAAGAATTTGCGTGACTTCAGTACTAGAGAAGTGAAGATTCCAAAGAAAGTTGAATTGGTCGTTAATTTTTTATGTGAGAAATTGTGTAGAGAATCTGTGATCAGTACTCCTGATTGGGTTGGAACTTTTTCTGGTGCTGGAGTTTTACCTTCAATTACTAGACAAACTGCAGCGGGCGTTCCGCTGAACCAACTTGGTCCGAGCAAGGATGTGGTCTGTTTGACTGCAAAAGAATTGTCGGATCTTGGTTTAACGGATCGTCCGTTGCCGAGTGCAGAGTGTATTGCTATGTTAGATGAATTGGTAGATCGTATTCTTTCTGGTCGAGATTATGAAGCTGCTGCTACAGTTTCCACGAAAGAGGAAGCTAGAGCAACAGCCAAGGTTCTTGTTGGAAAGACTCGGTTGTTTGCGGGTGCCCCCGTACATGAGTTTCTTCTTCAGAGGAGATTTTTTATGGGGGTTCTTGCTACGTACTTAAAGAAAAACATAGCAGTTAATTCTGCTCTCGGGCTAGAGCCTAGAGACTTTCGGGCGTTGCACGATTATTTGACCGATGGGTTTAAGGATCCATGGATTCTTACTGCTGATTATAGTAGTATGGATCAATGTTTTAATCCTTTATTTATCGATTTAGTTGGTCGTGTTGTGCGTTCGATTGCCGCTGGGTATCCAGTCGGAGAAGAGGTCGTGAGTGATGATGATTATGTGAGGCAGGTGCTGATAAGGCGTTTGGCTTTTAATAGGCTTATGGTTGGTTCTGAAATCATTGAGCCTAAAGGAGGTCATCCTAGTGGTAGTTGCTTAACTACTGTTTTTAATATAGTTGCTGATCAAATCATTTTTACTTATGCGTTTTGGGAGATGCTTGGTGGTTCTCTTGAAGATCTTGATTCAAAGGTGCGGATGGTCTTTCTTT